GACATCATCATTTCTTCTCCACCTAAACCTTGTGAGTCTTCTGAAACTTGTCCACCTTGCTCTAAGTTATCCATTAAGTTTTGCATAACTTCGGATCCTCTGTCTATATCTCCACCGCCAGCATTTCTTACAGCGTCTGCAGTGAATACAAATTCGTTTTTAGATAATCTTGCAGGTACATCATCAGCTCTTTCTTCGCCGCCCATTGCTACAAAACCACCTTCATCTCTGTAATCTTTTTCTTGTCCACCCATGTCAATCATTTCTGATGCTTCTTCAGTTTCCATGATGCCACCTTCAGCAGCATTAACTCTTACACCACCTGATCTGTAATCAAATTTATTGTATCCTGCCGGTGTTGTATATCCTGGAACTGTTGAATCTGGTACCGGTCCACCATTAGCTGCCATCATAGTAGGTTGTTCCATACCTTGTGATTGTTCTTGTTGTTGCATGACTGCTTTTACAAATTGTTCAAAAGATAAATCTCCACCTTTGTTTTTATATTTTACAAATTCTGCCATAAGCATTTGTTCTGCTTGTGCATTACCTGCATCACCGCCCATTGCTAAAAATGCCATAGGTTGTCTTCTAAATTGAGATGCTTGCATTCTTACTTTTTCATCTTCGTCATCTGTGTCTCCACCCATTGCAAAGTTTGCTCGACCACCATCAGCTGCATAAAAGTTTTGACTAACATATTTTTTCTTAGGCATAAAGTTTAGACCTACACCCTTGTCCCCGAGCCCTGAGTAATAATTTTTTGCACTTTGTACAGTACCGATAGGGTCTAATTGAGTTACTGATTCTTCTACTTCTTCGTTGTCACCACCCATAAATAGAGGAGCCATACTTGCAAGACCTAAACCTGTTAATCCTGCTCTGCCTGCACTAAATTTACCATCTTTGTCATAAAATGCTCCAGCTAATAATCCTCTTTTACCTTGGGCTGCACCGCCAACACCACTAGCTCTAAATAAATTTGCAAGGTTTCCAAAACGACCCGCTTGGCCCATCTTAAACATACCTTCGCCACCTAAGAATTTAGCACCACCAAGCATGTAACCACCGGCACCTATTAAAGCAGCTTTACCTAATGGACTTTTAGCAATTTTCTTAACGCCCCGTACCGCTTTTTTAACGATACTACCTAGTCCATATTGTTGTCTTGGTTGTTGCATTCTTGAAATTGCCATAATTTAATCCTAGTTTATCTGTTCTACTTGGTTTTACTAAACAAATCAAGACTTGGCATTATAACTTTTACGTCCTGTGCCATATCCTCATTCTTAAAACCCTTTGCTTCCCAGTCTTTTTTTGTTTTAAAAACCTCACCAGTCTTAAGATGTCTATACGTAGTCTCAACACTAGTTGCATCTAAAACAGGCACTTCTTGTCCATCTATTGTAGTAGTTTTCATTAATCTATTTTCTCCTTTAGTATGTTTAAAAAGCTGACTGCAAAATCAAATGAATCTGTAGTGCTAGATTGTATTTTAAAAGGTGATCCACCTTCTACTATCATCGGTTGAGTTAATAATTCTTTTGTTTGATTTGCTGTAAGAGCTACTGACTTAACGGCTGTAATACTATTGTTAGTAACAGTAACAACTGGTGTGCCAGCAGATGTAACTAATATTGATTTAATAATTATAGTTTCATTGACACCAGGTTTGTCTGTTGCAAAAACATTTAATGCATTTCCTGTAGTATCATTGTCTTTACCTACAAATTTGTATTGGTTTACTACTGCCATTATTCTAAAAAGAAACTTTTAGCTTCTATCTCCTGTTTTACTTCTTCCTGAAAAGAAGAATTTAATTTTGTAATAACACCATCAAGATCCCTAACCAATGATTGTATATTATTTTGTTGGTATTCTTTTGCTGCTCTAGTTAATGATTGTACAATTTTTGCCATTATAAAATACTTGCTAGTCCTCCGTGAAAATAACCTGTTCTACCCATACCACTTTTATTTTCAAAACCACCTATGGGATCATTAGCTTGAGGTCCTCCACCTGTAAAATTTTGTTCTGATCTAGGTCTACTTGCTCTGTAGTCAGACATAGGTCTACCAGTATAACTTTCAATTCTACCTCTGTTTGCAGCTGCTTCGTTTTCTGCGTCTATCTTATCTTGTAAATCTTTAGCCTCTTTTTCTTGTTGTCCTTTATTTGTTTCAAACATTTTTGATGCCTCTAACATTTGCTTATATTTAAAACCTTTATTTTTTGTGTTAAATTTATTTTGATTAGCAAGACCTTGTGCATTTATTGCATCTTCAATTTCTTGATCAGTCATATTATCAAAACCAAACTCTTTAGCTAATTCTATTTGTCCTTCCATGTAGCCTTTACCTGTAAAATTTTTACCTGTTAAAGTTTTCAAACCACTAGGTCCGTCAAACAACATTCCTTCTCCCGCTAAATTATTGTAGGCCCCTTTTTGGGCTTCATTTAATCCTGCTACACTATAACTACCTGATTGATCTCTGTTAGAATTCATTCTTTTTTCTAAAAAATTTAATGCAGTATTTCCAAATGGAATAAATCCAGCTGCAACTCTAGCAAAACCCGGAACTGTTTTTTTATAACTATATGTTTCTCCAATCGGACTAGCTGAAGGGTCTTCAAATTGTCTACCAATACCATACTGTTGAACATTTCCTGGAAGTCCACCCATATAACCAGGAGCTCCATACTGACCATAAGACACTGGTTCTATTTGTGAGCCATATCCAAAAACATTTCCTGCTGAATTAAAACTATTGTTACCACTATTTGTAAAAACATTTGTATTAGGTATACCAAAAGAAGGTGTAGACGCATCTTGTCCACCACCTTGAACCGGTGCTGTAAACCCTGTTCTATATTTTTCTTGAGGAACAAATTGAAAATCTTTGTATAGTTCCTGATCTGCTGCGTTATAAAAAGCTACCATTATCTCATTCCTCCTGGTGCAATATCTAATCTAAATGTACCGAGTTTCCAATCTTGATTGGTTGCTGTGTTAGAAATTTTTAAAGCAACTGATCTTGCTCTTATTCTTGTACTTTGAAAAGTTTTAGATGAACTAATTGTAAAGTCTTTAGTAACAGGTGTACTGTTAGGATACATTCTTGTTGTAAAACTAACTTTAGTGTCACCAGTCTGTGTAATAAAGTCAGGTATAAATCTACTTATTCTCATAATATATTCTCCATCTCCTCTAAGATCTGGTGTGCCAACTACTTGACCTGTATTACTTCTTCTTTGTGTAATATCAAAATCTCCAGAAGTTATAGTTCCTATAATTGCAGTCACTACTCCACCAGCATTAATTTGATCGGTCCCTGTTTCCTGGCTATAGTATATCGTACTTCCGTCTGTATTACCAACAACATCTGAAGAATCGTTGTCGGATAATCTATAGTAAGTTGCATGTGGTTTATCAAATACTGCAGAATCTTGCCACGCTGCTCTAGGTAAAGTACCTGTTGTCCAAATAGGTTGTTTTGTTGTTGAGTCTAAATAGTTATAAGTAACTACTCTATCAATTTGATCAGACGCAGCAGTACAATAAAACCAACTTACTTCACCAAACAAGTTATTTAATCCTGCATTAATAAGATCTCTAGAAGTAGCATTTATATCATCGTATACATGGTCTTCTACAAGGCATGGCATAGATTGTAGTTGACCATCGTAAGTAAAGAAACCATTCTCTGACATCCAGTAAGCAGAACCATCTACTTCTATACATGCATTTTTACCAAACAATCCACAGTTAGTCCCTACTTGTTCAAAAGAGAAAGTAAAAGGTTGGCCAACAAATTTCATCAAGAACAATGCAGTATCGGTCCATACATAGATTGCATCCCTACCTTTGATAGCTCCCATAATTTTAGAACCATCGGCAAGTCTTTGTGTACCAGCAGTATTTTCAGCTTTAACTGTGTACGAATCTGTTTGATCAATACTTTCTTGAGAAGAGAATCTTATAAACATGTCATCTTGTGTAGTAGATGTTCCGACAGTTGTTTCTGTTCCAAAAAATACTAAGTGTCTGTCAGGTGTAGATACCAATACGTGTCGTGATGCAGTCGGTGCGTTAGGTAGTATTGTTGCTCTAGTATTAACAGCTCCTACTGCTGAAGCATCCCATTCAAAACATTTGCC